CACAGTTACCCGATTCGCCAATCCGGAAATGTGCTGGGTGTGCGCTTCGATCCGGGCAAGGCGCTCCCGAATCTCCCCCAGGTCCTTGTGGGTAACGAGATTATCGCTCATGACTCACCCTAGGGGCAGACAGCCCGGTTGAACGCGCGATCGGCAGCCATCGCTTGCATCATGCGCTGGAGCGCCGGGACAGGGTAGGTGGTCAACTCGTCAGCGGCCTGCCGCTGGAGCTCGGGTGGAAACTCCGTGACACGCGGGCACGGGCGGTTGATGACCGGCGGCGAGGCGCACGCTGCCAACAGCGCAACCAAACCCAGGACGGCTCGCATCCTCACATCCCTCCTCGTCGCAACACGTTCACCACGTCCTCCTGCTGCGCCTTGCGCTCAGCATCCTCGGCCCGCGAACGGGTCTGCTGCTCCTGGCGCGCAGCCTCGACCTGTGCGGCGGTGCGTCCGGCGCGGCGGCCGCTCAGCCATACGGTGGTCACGGCGGCGAACACGGCACCGGCGGCTGCGAGGTAGCCCCACAGCCGAGAGAACAGCATCCCGATCATACCCGCCTCATCCTCAGCCAAGCGGAGCCCACCCAGGCGGCCGCCACAAGCGCCACCAGCCCGGTCCCGATCAACCCAAGGCTCACCCAGCGGTCCAGCCCGGCAAACGCGCTGATGATCGACGGCAGCGCGGCAGCGGCAGGCGCTATGGTGGCGGCAACGCCGGTGGCAGTCTTCACCGTAGTGGTCTGCTGCGCCTCCGCCATCGTCAACGCCGGACGTTCCGCCCGCGCCAGCGCGGCCTCTTCAATCTCGCGCACACGGCGCGTCCAGCCGCGCCCGAAGGCGTCCCAATGCGACCGTGAGCGCAGATGGGTCAACCGCCGTTCACAGATTCCGCGAATCACCTCGTGGGCGTTGGCACGCTGCGCAGCGGCAATGGTCTGGCGGCCGATCGCGCCATCCACAGTCACGCCGAGCACCGTCTGCAGGTCACGCGACGCGCGGCCAACGCCGCCGTGCACGGCCCAATCGAACACGGCCAGATCGATCCCCGGCGGGAGGTCGTCACCGCGAATGGGGTTCCAGTAGCGCGCGAGATAGATTTCCTTGGCCTCGGCCTCGGTCATGTCGCGCACGGCCTCGGCGGTCAGGCTGTCATCGCCGCGCCAGTCGCGCAGCGTGCGCAGCGTGATGCCGAAGTTGGTGGCCCCGCCGGGGTCACTGGGATGGTTCACATAGCCACCCTCATACTTCAACACGATCGCAACGCATTCGGCGAAACGTCGGTTCTCGCTCATGGCTCACTCCTGGTCATAGCTGGGCCGCTGTGCGGAACAAGTCATCCACCTGTTCGCTCGTCGCGACGCCATTTGTGATCAACGCTTGTATCAGTGGATCATTGCGTTCAACTCGCGTCATCGTCGCCCATGTGATGCGCGCCGCCGTCTGCTGCGCTGGTGGCAACGTGGAGAAAAACGCATCGATCAGAACGGGCACTTCGCCTGTCTTGGCCGCTGCGAGCGCCTCGCCCGTATCGATCAGCCCGGCAGCCGCCAGCGCGATCAGAAGCTGCCGCCGCGTGATGACGCTCGGCACGGGCGGCGGGGCGTTGCGCAGCGCCTCGATCTCGGCGATCTCGGCGGCAGTCGCGTCGCGGACAACGGTTTCACCCGTTGCTGCGTTGATGGATTGGATTTTGATATCGGTCATGGCTTGAGCCCCAGCACGACGACACGGCCGACGTTGTTTTGAAAAGCGACAGGTGCAATGATCCGGAAACCATTTGTCCAGCCAGTTCCGCCGTTCACGAAACACGAGGCGCGAAAGTTAGAGATATCGCCGTTTGCGTTATCCCTATACTGGACATGCGCATGGATGAGCACGTCGCCAGCCGACTGCGGCTGCACGATACCGAGGGCGATCATCAGAGGGTTGTTGTTTACCCCGTTGAGTGTCAGTCCTAGCTGCGACCCGTTGTTGTCGGTGGCGATGGTCATGGTTGTGCTCGCGGCCGTCTCTCGGACGAAGAAATATCCGGTAGTCACCAACGAGCCGTTACGGAACAATCTTCCTGCCATGTTACTCGACGAAGCTGACGAGAGGCGCGCGCCAAGCAACATCACTGTGATCTGTCTGTAGTCCTGCAGGCTGAATCCGGTCAGGTCGATGATGGTGCTGTTGGTGACAGCAGCATCAGCAAGCCTAACCCACACATCCCCCGCGTCCACGTAGCCTTTGCGGGTCGCGTGGTTCGGATTGCTCGGGTCGGAAGCGGGCAGCGTCAGCGGCGCTTCCAGTGTCATCGCGCCCGACGCGCGGTTGATGACCACCGGTGCGCCGAGCTGCGTGCCGCTGTTATCATACCGCCGAACGACAAGATTGCTGCCTGCGTTGCCGCCGCCTTCGGTGCCCGCATCGCCAAGCTCGACCGCCCAGCGGTTGGACCCGGCGGTCCGGCCGAGCACCAGCGCCGCCTGTCCGCTGGCCGTTTTGTTCAGGATCAGCCCTGGAGTGGCCTTGGCGACGGTTACGTCGCCGCTGAACGTCGCGCCCGTCAGCAATGCGCGATTCGCCAATTCTGCGTCTACTTGTTCCTGTTGCGCAAGAGCATTTAAACATCCTGCCGTAATCCGCATGGTGACCGAAGAATCTGCCGCCCAAGGTTGCGCCAGCGTGCCTTCGCGAGCGCGAACAACCGTCATCATATCGTTCGACCGGGCGGTGCAATGCATGATCTCGAACGCTGCACCGTTCTGCACGGTGATGATGAAATACTGCCCCGGCCCAGGATTCGGAAACCGCGAGCCCTCTCCAGGCTTCACTACAATCGCGGTATCCGTGATGTGAGCCCCGGACGCCAGCGTGGAGACAGCGTTGTTGCGGAACAGGATGCTCATCGGCCGAACCTCGGAAACCGCCACGCCGCCAAACGTGTGCTGCGATCGCTACGCACCAACGCGGCACACTCGGCAACGGCGGAGTTGAAGCTACGAAGGTTGAAGAGCGCCCTGCCAGCGTCCGTCCAGGGCTTCTCCGGCATCGCGTGGAGACGAGCGCGCAACCCATACAGAATCATCTCGTAGTGGGGCTCGACCTCCTCCGGGAGCGGTGCTTCGGAGAGAACGTCGATGGACAGAACCAGCTTGACGCGAAAGGTCTGGGCATCGGTCGGGGTAGGGCTGACCGCGATCGTGTTCGCCGTCGAAAGCCCGACTCTACGAATCGGGCCGCTATCCAGATCGTCAGACACCCCCAGCGGAAGGAACCCGCCGTCACGGCCGTCCACCACCATGCGCGCCCACAGAATCTCCGTGGCAATGACGCCCGCCGCAAGCCCCAACGGGTAGAATCGCTCTCCGGGGGTCGTGGTGATCGTCACGACGCGCTGCCACAGTTTGGTGCGGCGGAGCGCATCATACACCACCCAACGCAGATTCCTCTCGACGAATGACGCCTCGATACCGGGCATCTCCGTCAGGATGCTGGTAATGATGTTCTCGCGGAACGGGGTGGTGCTCATTTCGGATTGCCCCGCAGCGCCACACCATAGGCCGTGACCATCGTGATCGCCCGGCCGTTGGTGGTGAACTCGTCATCGCGAAGCTCGGCACGCCCGACAACGTAATTGAGCAGCGGACCGAAATACTGCTCAGGCATCAGCACCTGCGCGTCCATCGTGGTCTCGGTATACTGCGGCATCGGCTGTGCCAACGTGTCGGCGAACAGGTCAGGGCGCACGCGGCGGGCTTCGCGGAGCCCTTCGGTCACCAACCGCGCCAACTGACCGTCAGTGTAACGAAAGGGCGAAACTTCGTCCTGGAGAAGAACCCTGGCCTGCGTAACCAGTTGCTGGACTGTGAAGGCCATGACCCACCCCCATTCGGACTCTCAGAGCGAAAGAATCATGCTGAGGGGTGCTGACCCTCGCCCGCAGGATCAGCACCCCCCACACCATCACCCCGTCAATCAGGGGTTACCGGCGTTCGGATCGGGCTTGGCATACAGTTGCGCATAGGCAGTCGGGTCAATGACCTGACGGCCATAGACCTGGAGCCCGCGCAAGAGATCGGAGAAGGACCGCTCGGAGCGGATCACCTCCACACGCGACATCTGGCTGGCGAACGTCAGCGCGTTCTTGTGCCCAGCGTAGATGTATGTCGCCCCATCGGCATCGTTGCCGCCGACCCCATCGGTAGTCGAAGTGGGGAGCAGGTTCGACGTGTAGAGAGTGAACCGGTCAATGGTGCCAAGCCGCCCATTGCGAACCACAGAGACCGAATCGCCGGTGAGCGATGCGTCACGGAGGTCCGACCGCTTGAGCAGCGACGCCATCCAGGCAGGCATGACGATCCAGCGCCCCGTCTCCGGGATGTTCTGTTCGTCCAAAACCTGCCCCAGAAGAACGATGTAATCGATCACGTTCGTCCGCGTGACGGTGACAGGCGTGCCAGCAATCCCGAGGTTGATGTTGCTCGAGATACGCCCGGCACCCGTCCCACGGTTCTTGGTCGCAGCCTTGTTGACGAGGAACCTGAGAACATCAGTGTCGATGGAGATTTTCATCTGCTCGGAGGCATCCTCCGTCCAGATGTTCATCAAGTTCACATCGGCCTGATGGGCCATCACGTCATCGATGGCGACATGGAAGTAGCGGCCCTGGTCGATGGGCATCTCGACGATGGCGGCACCGGGGCGCTCGATGATCAGGTCCTGATTCGCCTGATAATCACGAATCGTGATCGTCGGGCGAACGCGCATCTTCACACGGTCGCCCTGGTTCCGAATCTCGCCCTCATACTGCGTGTTCGAGATCGCCGCGAGCACCGTCGCGTCGTAAAATTTCTCGATCAACTTCGTGGACCAGATTTCCGGAATGAACGTCCCGGAATAGGCAGGCGACGGGTTGGGGCCTGACCACGGAGTTGCTGAAACGGGAAACGTCATCGGGATTGCCTCCTAGCTGGCAGACGACCGCGACGATGGTGTTCCCACGTCCAGCGGTCAGTTGGGGGTTACACGGCCTTCTCGCTGCGCAGCGGCAATCTCAGCTTCGATCGCGCTGCGCTGTTCCCTGGTCCCACGGAACGTGCCGTTGGCCAGAGCGCGGTAGAACGCCTTGATCTCGGAAACGGGCCATAGCTTCCGTGGATTCCCGTTGGGATCGGGAACCGGCGCAGCGCGGGAAGCGGGCGGTGCGGCGAAAGCTTCGAGCCCGGAGGCAGATTGCGAAACGGGGGCGGTGCGCGCCGTGCCCGATTCCGCCACCTGCGCCGAAGCGTCGGAACTCCGCGACTCCGAAGCGTTCCGATGGCCCAGATACGCTTTGAAGAACGCTGCGGTGCGCTCAACATCAAGAACTGCTGTTGCGTTGTCAAGAGCTTCCTGCCGGACACGGCCAAGGAAGGGGTCGTATTCCTGCAGCCATGCATGGAATCCGGGGTCAGTATCGAGCTCCTTGGCCTCCGGCACCCGCGCAAGAAGGTCCGCAAAGAAGCGCCGCTTGCGATTGGCCGCAGTATCCTGAATGAGTGATTCGACAACCGAAGTCAAATCCGCCAGCCGCTTTTCATACGGTGCCAGCGCAACAGCGACGTATTCCTTGACAAGCGGCATGGTTTTACGCGCAGCCGCAAGAAGAAGATCGGCACCGAACAACGACTCCTCTTCTTCGGTGACGGGCTCGATATTGAACTTGGCCTGCGCCTGCGCTTGCTCAAGTTCCTGCAGCTTCTGTTCAAGCTCTCTCTTGGCCGACTCCAACGCCTTGCGCTGCTCACGCTCGCGCGGAAGCTCCGCCTCGAACCTGCCCTTCCATGTCCGGCTCTCCTGTTCAGCACGAGCAAGCCGCTCACGGAGCTCCGCGATCTGGACCTCCAGATCGGACGCGGATGGCTGGGGCGCAGGGGGTTCGGAAGCAGGCGGTTGGAGCGTTTCAGCCTGCGGCGCAGGGGGCAATGCAGGCGGTTGGGGCGCGAAAGGCTGCGGCTGGTCGGGGGCAGCGCCCTCAGGGGGCTGTTGCGGGGCGTTCTGCGAAAAATCAGCGGGCGGCGTCTCCGACACCACCATCTCAACAGGCGGGCGCGCCTTCTCGGCAGGCTGCGCAGGAGGCTGCGCGGGGACCTGCTTGGCCTTCTGCGCCTCCGCAGCAATCGCCGCGATCATGGCATCCGCCCTGCGGCTGGCCTCACGGATAGCCGTAGGCGTCGTGTCGATATCGGACATTCACATCTCCATCAGTTAGGATTCATACGTCTTTGCGCGGCGGAACCGCCGCCCGCGCGGCCATCACAGTGGTTTCGGCGTTCTCGATGCGGTTGATCAGCGTGCGGTAGGCATAGGCGATTCCCTGCAACTTTTGAATCGAATCCTGCTCCGCCCCCAGAAGCGCGGTGATCGACGACAGTTCGAGCTTGCGAAGCTCGGACAGGAACCCGTCGAATGCTCCCCCGGCGAACCTCTTCACATCCAAGACGGCGGTTTCGAGTCCATAGGCGGCCATCGCCGGGTTCCTGTCCTTGCTCATCGGAAGTCAGGCCTTCTTGGGCATCTTCTTCTGCGGATTCATCCCGCCCGTGGCATTCCCAGGGGCAACGCCGGTCTTGCCACCCCTGGCCATCATCATGGCGGCCGCAGTGGGCTTGTCCTTGCTCCTCGCGACCTTCATCTTCATCCCACCGAGTCCCTTCATCGTGCACTCCTGTTCGCGTGAGGTCACATCATGGGGACCTGCTGCTGCAGGTTCACGCGCGGTCCCCGATCGCGTGGACCTGTTCCGTCGCCGCCCCTCTGCATCCCCTGAGCGATCCTGGCGGCTTCCCGGGGATTCTCCGGGGGATTCTCCGGGGAATTTTCCGGGGGTGCGCCCTCGGGCGGACCGCCGGGTGCGCCTTCGGGCGGACCGCCGGGTGCGCCGGGTGCGCCGGGCGGCGCTGCCTGATTGCGAGCCGCCTCGTCGCGGGCGCGAAGCTCGTCGTCGGATGGCACAAGCTCGTAGTCGCCGAGGCCGACATGCTCCATGACTTTCCGCAGCAGAGCCCCACGACCGCGCAGACCCATGATCGAAACATCCAACGGATTCGCAGTGGCCTGGAGAATCTCAACCTGCCGCTGCCGCTCCGTCTCCTTCTGAATCGCGACATTGACCCCGCGCACCTCGATGGTCTCGTCCCCGCGCAGGGTTTTCCCCTTGTCGGTCAGCATCACCATGTCATAGAGCGACGCCAGCACGGGCTCGACGATATCGCTGTCGATGTTGGCCGCGACGGTTTGAAGAATCTTGGTGGCGTTGTTCATGAGCATCGCCAGCCCTGACGCCGTGCGCCCGGCACCGCCGAGCCGCTCCGAACCGGTGATGTAGCGGGGAATCGCAGACAGTTCGTCGGCCATCTGCGTGAACTTCTCGTAGACCCCGAGCAGCACCTGGGCGTTGGAGCTCGGCTGGAAGAAGTCCACCGGCGGCGGTTCGCCCGCTCGCGGCGGGCGTGTCGGGTCCGTGCGCACACGCCACCGCTTCCACGGGTAGAGCGTTTCCGCATCCTCGATGGCCGCCAGCCGGTCGAGGTCCACGACAACCTGCGGCCCCGACGACATGGCGAGATTGTTCACCAGCGCACGCAGCGATGCGTTGGCCACATCCTGCACATCGCTGAGGATGTCAGGCAGCGCGTTGCCCAGCACCGTGCCCGGGGCCTTCTCGAAGCTCGTGATGTAGTAGGGATGCCGCTTGCGCGGCGAGGGGAGCATCTGCACCTTGATCACGTAGCGCCCGACCATCCAGATTTGCACCGTGTAGTCGGTATCCGGATCGGGAACCTGCTTCTTGGACATGCCGTAGTCCAACAGCATCGAGCCCTGCACGGAGCCCGTGAACTCAAGCATGTCGATCACGCCCGATTCGTTGCTCGTCGGGCTCTCGCGATTCTCCAGATCGGCCTGTTCCTGGTCCACCCCGAAGGAGGTCTCGGTGTGCCCGGTCTTGCCGTAGTCCCTGAGCGCGTTGCGCAACGCCTCCTCGTTGTATCC